AGTACAGTCTGCAAGTCGTCGTTTATCAGGCGCGGCGCAAATTTTATTTAGGAGGTAGATTATGAAATCTACACAGAAATCACAGTCTGCACCTATATTCGTACAGCCTGGTGAGGCGTTGCGAATCGTGCAGCCAGTGGTCAATGAGGTGTTCCAGCGTATGCGAGAGTCTCGAGCACCATTCTTTCCAACCGCCAGACGCAATCTGGAGAATTGGATGGCAAGGCTGGTTCGCGGCAACGGGGAAGATGACCGCCCTCCCATATGGAAGGACGTTCCTCGTGAGCGGGTTAAGAAGATGTTGGATGATGTAGTCAACAACAACTCAAGTTTGGTTATCCAGAATGATACTCGAGTACCTGGCTTCAGTAAATTTTGGGTGACGGTCGAAAAGGATCAAGCTCAGGCTCTCGGGCCTTCATCCGAGTATGCTAGCTACCTAGTCGACGGTGTTAAGAAGATTGAAGCAGTTTATTCAGATAAGCCGCTGTCGTCGCTTAGCATTAATGAGGCAGCATCACGTAAAGCGATGCAGCATATTGCGCGCCTCCTACCTGCTCGAAGCATACGGCCTGTTTCGCAGAAGGCGGTTAGACCTTCAGGAGAACAGGGCGCCAGCAAATCCCGCTTGGACGGGTCCACGAATTCGGGATGGCCAGCCTGGCTCAGAGACTGGTACAAGCTCTCCCGAAAAGACGATGCACACCAACAATACCGTCAGTGGCTCGAGGAAACTGTGCGCAAATTTGTAGAGGAGTGCTACTCTGCAACCAGTTGGGAGAAGTGCGTTCCCGACTACGTAGCGACGACTGGTCAACGACTAGTCTCTAAGGGTCCAAACCCTTTAGTACCTAAAGATGGAAAGTGGAAGGGAAAACGATTCGTTATAGCGATGCCGAAAACTGAGACTTGGCCAGGTAAAATGGGCTTTGTTCCTCTTCAGGAAAGTTTACTCGGTGTAAGAAACGTGAAATGTCCTGTCCGACTGTTCTCCGGTTGGTGTAAGATGCCCGAACTTGATAAGAATATGCAAGTGTTACTTGAGTACGCTCATCGAGAAAAGCTATCTATAGTTTCCGGAGACCTCTCATCCTTCGACGCCACGGTTCCCCCAGCAAAATGGTGGGATCTCAAATTAGCGATGTCCAACTGGTTTGAGCCCAACTACGCGAGGATGTTTCTGGCTATATCGTTTGCTGATATTTATCGAACTTCGTTAATAACTCCGACGAAGATATTCGAGGCTCAACCCTCATCGGTAAAGTCTGGGTCAATTTTCACAAACGTCGATGATTCCCTGTTCAACTATTATGTCCAGTTGTATGGTTATTATTCCGGTTATTACGGCTTACCTGTAAGTGCGGTGAATGGCGATGACATTGTAGCTTGTGCTCCCGAGATGACATTAGAGAGTCTAGCTCAAGCATTCAAGGATCATGGAATGGTAATGAACACAGAAAAGTCTCTTATGGAGACCGACCAGTTGCACTTTCTACAACGTACTCATTCTCTCGGATTACCCGGTGGGATGGGATCCATCTATAGGACGCTCGTTAAGTGTCTCGCTGTTGAAGACGATTCTCAATTACGTTACGACGAGAGGAATCCGTATGCTTATGCCGTGCAAGCAATTTCTCGGCTAGAAAACGCGTGTTTCAATCCGTGTTTCCATTTGTTGGTAGAGCTTATAGCTCAGGGTGATCGCAAACTTCACTTAGGAAGGAACTTACCCGCTGCGCAAGTGGCGAAAGGCGCTGGTGATTATGCCGTTAGGAAGTTCACTTCAGAAGCGAGGAATGTTTGGTCGCCAGCAGGAAGTGGTGTGCCCTTTACGCGTTGGGCAACTAATAGGGTACTCAGGGGTGAGGTCCTGCCACCACCTGGGTTAGATAGGTTCCGAGCTATCTATGGTGTACCGTACAGCAGTGTGCGG